TCCTTAAAAGTGACGATCGAGGGTATGGCTATAGGCGGAATCAGCACGAATGGTCTTGAAGCATAATCATTATTTTTGACAAAAATTTGGAGGAAAACAAGATGGATAACGTTATGGAAGGACAGTTAACAGAGAACAAGCAGGAGTTCACGGAACCTGAGTTAGAAAGCCTTAGAAGAAAATACAAGGCGCAGGATGGAAGGATTTATGAGGTCACAACAACCATTCAGGAAGATGATGAAGAAGAAAAGACTTTTACTTTCCTCTTTAGAAAGCCTGGAACGGCGTCTTATGAACGCTATGTAAAACTGTCGTCAAATTCTGCAGTAAAAGCATTAAAGACTTTTGTCCTGGATAATATCTGTGAGGAGCAGTACAAGAAATTAGAAGCTGCTCTTGAGGAGTATCCGGCAATGGGAATCAGCCTTGGGGAGAAGCTTCTTAACATGCTTGGATTATCTAAGGATACGGCAGTAAAAAAGCTGTAGAGCAGGAAAAGGAAAGCATTAAAAGTAATTTTTTGGAATATGGAAGGCTGCTGATCAATATGTATCTTCCCGGGAAATTAGTTCCGGAAAATATTTATGATATGCCTTTTGAGGATTTTTTAAAACTTTTAGCGATGGCAGAAATTGCAAGAGATTTAAGGATTGAAGATATAGAGGTGGGCGTAAATAAAGGATATGTGGAAGCACATCCAGATTCACAATGAAGGTTAAAAAGATGCCCGGGTTACTCATCGGGCATCTTTTAATATGAGGTGATAGAAGTATGGGAATGGATTCTGTTTATAAGTTGTCCGTTGTTCTCGGACTGACAGATAACATGACTGGAAACCTCTCAAGTGTGACGAATAAGGTGGCTGATAGTACAGAAAAACTGAACAAGGCATTTGGAAGCGTCCAAAAGGCTGGAGCTGTCATGGTGGGCGTAGGAACGGCACTGACAACGGCGTGCCTTGGTACTGTGCAATCTACATTTGATACACAGAATGCCCTTGGAGAACTTGCGTCTCTGGGAGTGCAGGATCTAGCCGCAGTAGAAAAGGCAGCAAAGAACTTTTCTGATACATGGGCTGGAACGACAAAAAGCGAATTTATTAGTGCATCTTATGATATTAAATCAGGTATTGCATCGCTGACCGATGAAGGTGTGGCAAAGTTCACGGAACTTGCAGCCTTGACCGGTAAGGCAACAAAATCCACAACAGAAGAGATGGGTTCTTTATTTGCAACTGGCTATGGTATTTACAAAGGTGCATATGAGGATATGTCAGACCTTGAATTTGGTGAGATGTTCTCAGCCGGTATTGCTACAGCGGTTAAGAACTATAAAACAGCTGGTTCGGAGATGGCAAGTGCAATCTCAATGTTAGGAGCCACAGCAACAAATAATAAGATATCCATGGAAGAGCAGCTGGCAATCTTAGGACAGCTTCAGACAACAATGAGTGGATCAGAAGCAGCCACGAAGTATAAATCATTTTTAAATACTGCAGCTTCGGCTGGAGAGAAACTTGGTTTATCATTTGTGGATGCAAATAATCAGCTTCTGACTACTCCGGAAATTCTCCAAAAATTAAAGGATAAGTATGGCGAGACATTGGATGCTGTTGAGAAACAGGATATCAAGGCAGCATTTGGAACAGATGAAGCGGTTGCAATGATTGATTTGCTTTATAACAATATCGACGGACTTACAAGTGGAATCGACAGCCTGGCATCCAGCATGAAGCAGGGAGTCAGTGTGACAAATGAAATGGCGGAGGCTATAGACAACACTCCGGAAAGAAAATTCGAAGTTTTAAGGCAGAAGATACATAACAATGCAGAGGAACTTGGAAAGAATCTTCTGCCAGTTGTAAATAACACACTTACAAAAGTAAATGATCTTATAGACAAAGGTTCGGAGTTGATTGCAAATAACCAGCAGACAGTGCAGAGCATCATGAATATAGCATTGCGGTTGGGAATTATGCTTGTCGTGATCGGTACCGTAGTAGGTGCGATCGGAACGATTGGAAAAGCGGTCTCCGGTGTCAGTGCAGCCATTAAGACAGCAAGGCTTGTCTGGCTGGCATTTAATACAGTATTTGCAGCAACTCCGATAGGATGGATTGTGATAGCGATTGTTGGATTGATAGCAGCATTTGTCCTGCTATGGAATAAATCTGAAGCGTTTCGAAATTTCTGGATCGGATTATTTGACCAGATCAAAGGAAGTGTCA